CATCATCAATAATATACCCCACAAAGTAAACAAAAGTTAATATGCAAATGAGCTTTTGAATTTTAACGGTTTTGGGGCGGAGCCAACGCTGATTGGCCGAGAAGCGGCGATGCAAATGACGTCACGACGCACGGCTAACGGCCGCCGCGGAGGCGTGGCCTAGCCCGGAAGCAAGTCGCGGGGCTGATGACGTATAAAAAAGCGGACTTTAGACCCGGAAACGGCCGATTTTCCCGCGGCCACGCCCGGATATGAGGTAATTCTGGGCGGATGCAAGTGAAATTAGGTCATTTTGGCGCGAAAACTGAATGAGGAAGTGAAAAGCGAAAAATACCGGTCCCGCCCAGGGCGGAATATTTACCGAGGGCCGAGAGACTTTGACCGATTACGTGGGGGTTTCGATTGCGGTGTTTTTTTCGCGAATTTCCGCGTCCGTGTCAAAGTCCGGTGTTTATGTCACAGATCAGCTGATCCACAGGGTATTTAAACCAGTCGAGCCCGTCAAGAGGCCACTCTTGAGTGCCAGCGAGTAGAGATTTCTCTGAGCTCCGCTCCCAGAGACCGAGAAAATGAGACACCTGCGCCTTCTACCTTCAACTGTGCCCGGTGAGCTGGCTGTGCTTATGCTGGAGGACTTTGTGGATACAGTATTGGAGGACGAACTGCATCCAAGTCCGTTCGAGCTGGGACCCACACTTCAGGATCTCTATGATCTGGAGGTAGATGCCCATGATGACGACCCTAACGAAGAGGCTGTGAATTTAATATTTCCAGAATCTATGATTCTCCAGGCTGACATAGCTAGCGAAGCTATAGTTACTCCACTTCATACCCCGACTCTGCCACCCATACCTGAATTGGAAGAGGAGGATGAGATAGACCTCCGGTGCTACGAGGAAGGTTTTCCTCCCAGCGATTCAGAGGACGAACAGGGTGAGCGAGAGATGGCTATTCTATCGGACTTTGCTTGTGTGATTGTGGAGGAGCAAGATGTGATTGAAAAATCTACTGAGCCAGTACAAGGCTGTAGGAACTGCCAGTACCACCGGGATAAGTCCGGAGATGTGAACGCCTCCTGCGCTCTGTGCTATATGAAACAGACTTTCAGCTTTATTTACAGTAAGTGGAGTGAATGTGAGAGAGGCTGAGTGCTTAACACATATCTGTGTGATGCTTGAACAGCTGTACTAAGTGTGGTTTATTTTTGTTACTAGGTCCGGTGTCAGAGGATGAGTCATCACCCTCAGAAGAAGACCACCCGTCTCCCCCTGAGCTGTCAGGCGAAACGCCCCTGCAAGTGCACAGACCCACCCCAGTTAGACCCAGTGGCGAGAGGCGAGCAGCTGTTGAAAAAATTGAGGACTTGTTGCATGATATGGGTGGGGATGAACCTTTGGACCTGAGCTTGAAACGCCCCAGGAACTAGGCGCAGATGCGCTTAGTCATGTGTAAATAAAGTTGTACAAATAAAAGTATATGTGACGCATGCAAGGTGTGGTTTATGACTCATGGGCGGGGCTTAGTCCTATATAAGTGGCAACACCTGGGCACTCAGGCACAGACCTTCAGGGAGTTCCTGATGGATGTGTGGACTATACTTGCGGACTTTAACAAGACACGCCGGCTTGTGGAGGATAGTTCAGACGGGTGCTCCGGTTTCTGGAGACACTGGTTTGGAACTCCTCTATCTCGCCTGGTGTACACAGTTAAGAAGGATTATAGCGAGGAATTTGAAAATCTTTTTTCCGACTGCTCTGGCCTGCTTGATTCTCTGAATTTCGGCCACCAGTCCCTTTTCCAGGAAAGGGTCCTCCACAGTCTTGATTTTTCAAGCCCAGGGCGCACTACAGCCGGGGTTGCTTTTGTGGTTTTTCTGGTTGACAAATGGAGCCAGGACACCCAACTGAGCAGGGGTTACATCCTGGACTTCGCAGCCATGCACCTGTGGAGGGCCTGGATCAGGCAGCGGGGACAGAGAATCTTGAACTACTGGCTTCTACAGCCAGCAGCTCCGGGTCTTCTTCGTCTACACAGACAAACATCCATGTTGGAGGAAGAAATGAGGGAGGCCATGGACGAGAACCCGAGGAGCGGCCTGGACCCTCCGTCGGAAGAGGAGCTGGATTGAATCAGGTATCCAGCCTGTACCCTGAGCTTAGCAAGGTGCTGACATCCATGGCCAGGGGAGTGAAGAGGGAGAGGAGCGATGGTGGCAATACTGGGATGATGACCGAGCTGACTGCCAGCCTGATGAATCGCAAGCGCCCAGAGCGCATTACCTGGCACGAGCTACAGCAGGAGTGCAGGGATGAGATAGGCCTGATGCAGGATAAATATGGCCTGGAGCAGATAAAAACCCACTGGTTGAACCCAGATGAGGATTGGGAGGAGGCTATTAAGAAATATGCCAAGATAGCCCTGCGCCCAGATTGCAAGTACAGGGTGACCAAGACGGTGAATATCAGACATGCCTGCTACATCTCAGGGAACGGGGCAGAGGTGATCATCGATACCCTGGACAAATCAGCCTTCAGGTGTTGCATGATGGGAATGAGAGCCGGTGTGATGAATATGAATTCCATGATCTTTATGAACATGAAGTTCAATGGAGAGAAGTTTAATGGGGTGCTGTTCATGGCCAACAGCCACATGACCCTGCACGGCTGCAATTTCTTCGGGTTCAACAATATGTGTGCAGAGGTCTGGGGAGCTGCTAAGATCAGGGGCTGTAAGTTTTATGGCTGCTGGATGGGCGTGGTCGGAAGACCCAAGAGCGAGATGTCTGTGAAGCAGTGTGTGTTTGAGAAATGCTACCTGGCAGTCTCTACCGAGGGCAATGCTAGAGTGAGACACTGCTCTTCCCTGGAGACGGGCTGCTTCTGCCTGGTGAAGGGCACAGCCTCTCTGAAGCATAATATGGTGAAGGGCTGCACGGATGAGCGCATGTACAACATGCTGACCTGCGACTCGGGGGTCTGCCATATCCTGAAGAACATCCATGTGACCTCCCACCCCAGGAAGAAGTGGCCATTGTTTGAGAATAACCTGCTGATCAAGTGCCATATGCACCTGGGCGCCAGAAGGGGCACTTTCCAGCCGTACCAGTGCAACTTTAGCCAGACCAAGCTGCTGTTGGAGAACGATGCCTTCTCCAGGGTGAACCTGAACGGCATCTTTGACATGGATGTCTCGGTGTACAAGATCCTGAGATACGATGAGACCAAGTCCAGGGTGCGCGCTTGCGAGTGCGGGGGCAGACACACCAGGATGCAGCCTGTGGCCCTGGATGTGACCGAGGAGCTGAGACCAGACCACCTGGTGATGGCCTGTACCGGGACCGAGTTCAGCTCCAGTGGGGAGGACACAGATTAGAGGTAGGTTTGAGTAGTGGGCGTGGCTAAGGTGAGTATAAAGGCGGGTGTCTTACGAGGGTCTTTTTGCTTTTCTGCAGACATCATGAACGGGACTGGCGGGGCCTTCGAAGGGGGGCTTTTTAGCCCTTATTTGACAACCCGCCTGCCGGGATGGGCCGGAGTTCGTCAGAATGTGATGGGATCTACGGTGGATGGGCGCCCAGTGCTTCCAGCAAATTCCTCGACCATGACCTACGCGACCGTGGGGAGCTCGTCGCTCGACAGCACCGCCGCAGCCGCGGCAGCCGCAGCCGCCATGACAGCGACGAGACTGGCTTCGAGCTACATGCCCAGCAGCGGTAGCAGCCCCTCCGTCCCCAGTTCCATCATCGCCGAGGAGAAACTGCTGGCCCTGCTGGCCGAGCTGGAAGCCCTGAGCCGCCAGCTGGCCGCCCTGACCCAGCAGGTGTCCGAGCTCCGCGAGCAACAGCAGCAGCAAAATAAATGATTCAATAAACACAGATTCTGATTCAAACAGCAAAGCATCTTTATTATTTATTTTTTCGCGCGCGGTAGGCCCTGGTCCACCTCTCCCGATCATTGAGAGTGCGGTGGATTTTTTCCAGGACCCGGTAGAGGTGGGATTGGATGTTGAGGTACATGGGCATGAGCCCGTCCCGGGGGTGGAGGTAGCACCACTGCATGGCCTCGTGCTCTGGGGTCGTGTTGTAGATGATCCAGTCATAGCATGGGCGCTGGGCGTGGTGCTGGATGATGTCTTTGAGGAGGAGACTGATGGCCACGGGGAGCCCCTTGGTGTAGGTGTTGGCGAAGCGGTTGAGCTGGGAGGGATGCATGCGGGGGGAGATGATGTGCAGTTTGGCCTGGATCTTGAGGTTGGCGATGTTGCCGCCCAGATCCCGCCTGGGGTTCATGTTGTGCAGGACCACCAGGACGGTGTAGCCCGTGCACTTGGGGAACTTGTCATGCAACTTGGAAGGGAATGCGTGGAAGAATTTGGAGACGCCCTTGTGCCCGCCCAGGTTTTCCATGCACTCATCCATGATGATGGCAATGGGCCCGTGGGCTGCGGCTTTGGCAAAGACGTTTCTGGGATCAGAGACATCATAATTATGCTCCTGGGTGAGATCATCATAAGACATTTTAATGAATTTGGGGCGGAGGGTGCCAGACTGGGGGACTATGGTTCCCTCGGGCCCCGGGGCAAAGTTCCCCTCGCAGATTTGCATCTCCCAGGCTTTCATCTCGGAGGGGGGGATCATGTCCACCTGCGGGGCGATGAAAAAAACGGTTTCCGGGGCGGGGGTGATGAGCTGCGAGGAGAGGAGGTTTCTCAACAGCTGGGACTTGCCGCACCCGGTCGGGCCGTAGATGACCCCGATGACGGGTTGCAGGTGGTAGTTCAAGGAGATGCAGCTGCCGTCGTCCCGGAGGAGGGGGGCCACCTCGTTGAGCATGTCCCTGACTTGGAGGTTTTCCCGGACGAGCTCGCCGAGGAGGCGGTCCCCGCCCAGCGAGAGGAGCTCTTGCAGGGAAGCAAAGTTTTTCAGGGGCTTGAGCCCGTCGGCCATGGGCATCTTGGCGAGGGTCTGCGAGAGGAGTTCCAGGCGGTCCCAGAGCTCGGTGACGTGCTCTACGGCATCTCGATCCAGCAGACTTCCTCGTTTCGGGGGTTGGGACGACTGCGACTGTAGGGCACGAGACGATGGGCGTCCAGCGCGGCCAGCGTCATGTCCTTCCAGGGTCTCAGGGTCCGAGTGAGGGTGGTCTCCGTCACGGTGAAGGGGTGGGCCCCGGGCTGGGCGCTTGCAAGGGTGCGCTTGAGACTCATCCTGCTGGTGCTGAAACGGGCACGGTCTTCGCCCTGCGCGTCGGCGAGATAGCAGTTGACCATGAGCTCGTAGTTGAGGGCCTCGGCGGCGTGGCCCTTGGCGCGGAGCTTGCCTTTGGAAGAGCGTCCGCAGGCGGGACAGAGGAGGGATTGCAGGGCGTAGAGCTTGGGCGCAAGAAAGACGGACTCGGGGGCGAAGGCGTCCGCTCCACAGTGGGCGCAGACGGTCTCGCACTCGACGAGCCAGGTGAGCTCGGGCTGCTCGGGGTCAAAAACCAGTTTTCCCCCGTTCTTTTTGATGCGCTTCTTACCTCGCGTCTCCATGAGTCTGTGTCCGCGCTCGGTGACAAAGAGGCTGTCGGTGTCCCCGTAGACGGACTTGATGGGTCTGTCCTGCAGGGGCGTCCCGCGGTCCTCCTCGTAGAGAAACTCGGACCACTCTGAGACGAAGGCGCGCGTCCACGCCAAGACAAAGGAGGCCACGTGCGAGGGGTAGCGGTCGTTGTCCACCAGGGGGTCCACCTTTTCCACCGTGTGCAAGCACATGTCCCCCTCCTCCGCATCCAAGAAGGTGATTGGCTTGTAGGTGTAGGCCACGTGACCGGGGGTCCCCGACGGGGGGGTATAAAAGGGGGCGGGTCTGTGCTCGTCCTCACTCTCTTCCGCGTCGCTGTCCACGAGCGCCAGCTGTTGGGGTAGGTATTCCCTCTCGAGAGCGGGCATGACCTCGGCACTCAGGTTGTCAGTTTCTAGAAACGAGGAGGATTTGATGTTAGCCTGCCCTGCCGCGATGCTTTTTAGGAGACTTTCATCCATCTGGTCAGAAAAGACTATTTTTTTATTGTCAAGCTTGGTGGCAAAGGAGCCATAAAGGGCGTTGGAGAGGAGCTTGGCGATGGATCTCATGGTCTGATTTTTGTCACGGTCGGCGCGCTCCTTGGCCGCGATGTTGAGCTGGACATACTCGCGCGCGACGCACTTCCATTCGGGGAAGACCGTGGTGCGCTCGTCGGGCACGATCCTGACGCGCCAGCCGCGGTTATGCAGGGTGACCATGTCCACGCTGGTGGCTACCTCGCCGCGCAGGGGCTCATTTGTCCAGCAGAGTCTACCGCCCTTGCGCGAGCAGAAAGGGGGCAGCACATCAAGCAGATGCTCGTCAGGGGGGTCCGCATCGATGGTGAAGATGCCCGGACAGAGTTCCTTGTCAAAATAATCGATTTTTGAGGATGCATCATCCAAGGCCATCTGCCACTCGCGGGCGGCCAGCGCTCGCTCGTATGGGTTGAGGGGCGGACCCCAGGGCATGGGATGCGTGAGGGCGGAGGCGTACATGCCGCAGATGTCATAGACATAGATGGGCTCCGAGAGGATGCCGATGTAGGTGGGATAACAGCGCCCCCCGCGGATGCTGGCGCGCACATAGTCATACAACTCGTGCGAGGGTGCCAAGAAGGCGGGGCCGAGATTGGTGCGCTGGGGCTGCTCGGCGCGGAAGACGATCTGGCGAAAGATGGCATGCGAGTTGGAGGAGATGGTGGGCCGTTGGAAGATGTTAAAGTGGGCGTGAGGCAGGCGGACCGAGTCGCGGATGAAGTGCGCGTAGGAGTCTTGCAGCTTGGCGACGAGTTCGGCGGTGACGAGGACGTCCATGGCGCAGTAGTCGAGCGTTTCGCGGATGATGTCATAACCCGCCTCTCCTTTCTTCTCCCACAGCTCGCGGTTGAGGGCGTACTCCTCGTCATCCTTCCAGTACTCCCGAAGCGGGAATCCTCGATCGTCCGCACGGTAAGAGCCCAGCATGTAGAATTGGTTCACGGCCTTGTAGGGACAGCAGCCCTTCTCCACCGGGAGGGCGTAAGCTTGAGCGGCCTTGCGGAGCGAGGTGTGCGTCAGGGCGAAGGTGTCCCTGACCATGACTTTCAAGAACTGGTACTTGAAATCCGAGTCGTCGCAGCCGCCGTGCTCCCAGAGCTCGAAATCGGTGCGCTTCTTCGAGAGGGGGTTAGGCAGAGCGAAAGTGACGTCATTGAAGAGAATTTTGCCTGCCCGCGGCATGAAATTGCGGGTGATGCGGAAAGGGCCCGGGACGGAGGCTCGGTTGTTGATGACCTGGGCGGCGAGGACGATCTCGTCGAAGCCGTTGATGTTGTGCCCGACGATGTAGAGTTCCATGAATCGCGGGCGGCCTTTGATGTGTGGCAGCTTTTTGAGTTCCTCATAGGTGAGGTCCTCGGGGCATTGCAGGCCGTGCTGCTCGAGGGCCCACTCCTGGAGATGTGGGTTGGCTTGCATGAAGGAAGCCCAGAGCTCGCGGGCCATGAGGGTTTGGAGCTCGTCGCGAAAGAGGCGGAATTGCTGGCCCACGGCCATCTTTTCTGGGGTGACGCAGTAGAAGGTGAGGGGGTCCCGCTCCCAGCGATCCCAGCGTAAGCGCACGGCGAGATCGCGAGCGAGGGCGACCAGCTCGGGGTCCCCCGAGAATTTCATGACCAGCATGAAGGGGACGAGCTGCTTGCCGAAGGACCCCATCCAGGTGTAGGTTTCTACATCGTAGGTGACAAAGAGCCGCTCCGTGCGAGGATGAGAGCCGATTGGAAAGAACTGGATTTCCTGCCACCAGTTGGACGAGTGGCTGTTGATGTGATGAAAGTAGAAATCCCTCCGGCGAACCGAGCACTCGTGCTGATGCTTGTAAAAGCGTCCGCAGTACTCGCAGCGCTGCACGGGCTGTACCTCATCCACGAGATACACAGCGCGTCCCTTGAGGAGGAACTTCAGGAGTGGCGGCCCTGGCTGGTGGTTTTCATGTTCGCCTGCGTGGTACTCACCCTGGGGCTCCTCGAGGACGGAGAGGCTGACGAGCCCGCGCGGGAGCCAGGTCCAGATCTCGGCGCGGCGGGGGCGGAGAGCGAAGACGAGGGCGCGCAGTTGGGAGCTGTCCATGGTGTCGCGGAGATCCAGGTCCGGGGGCAGGGTTCTTAGGTTGACCTCGTAGAGGCGGGTGAGGGCGTGCTTGAGATGCAGATGGTACTTGATCTCCACGGGTGAGTTGGTGGCCGTGTCCACGCATTGCATGAGCCCGTAGCTGCGCGGGGCCACGACCGTGCCGCGGTGCGCTTTTAGAAGCGGTGTCGCGGACGCGCTCCCGGCGGCAGCTGCGGTTCCGGCCCCGCGGGCAGGGGCGGCAGAGGCACGTCGGCGTGGCGCTCGGGCAGGTCCCGGTGCTGCGCCCTGAGAGCGCTGGCGTGCGCGACGACGCGGCGGTTGACATCCTGGATCTGCCGCCTCTGCGTGAAGACCACTGGCCCCGTGACTTTGAACCTGAAAGACAGTTCAACAGAATCAATCTCGGCGTCATTGACGGCGGCCTGACGCAGGATCTCTTGCACGTCGCCCGAGTTGTCCTGGTAGGCGATCTCGGACATGAACTGCTCGATCTCCTCCTCCTGGAGATCGCCGCGGCCCGCGCGCTCCACGGTGGCGGCGAGGTCATTCGAGATGCGACCCATGAGCTGCGAGAAGGCGCCCAGGCCGCTCTCGTTCCAGACGCGGCTGTAGACCACGTCCCCGTCGGCGTCGCGCGCGCGCATGACCACCTGCGCGAGGTTGAGCTCCACGTGCCGCGCGAAGACGGCGTAGTTGCGCAGGCGCTGGAAGAGGTAGTTGAGGGTGGTGGCGATGTGCTCGGTGACGAAGAAGTACATGATCCAGCGGCGCAGGGGCATTTCGCTGATGTCGCCGATGGCCTCCAGCCTTTCCATGGCCTCGTAGAAATCCACGGCGAAGTTGAAAAACTGGGCGTTGCGGGCCGAGACCGTGAGCTCGTCTTCCAGGAGCCGGATGAGCTCGGCGATGGTGGCGCGCACCTCGCGCTCGAAATCCCCGGGGGCCTCCTCCTCTTCCTCTTCTTCCATGACGACCTCTTCTTCTATTTCTTCCTCTGGGGGCGGTGGTGGTGGCGGGGCCCGACGACGACGGCGACGCACCGGGAGACGGTCGACGAAGCGCTCGATCATCTCCCCGCGGCGGCGACGCATGGTTTCGGTGACGGCGCGACCCCGTTCGCGAGGACGCAGCGTGAAGACGCCGCCGGTCATCTCCCGGTAATGGGGCGGGTCCCCGTTGGGCAGCGATAGGGCGCTGACTATGCATCTTATCAATTGCGGTGTAGGGGACGTGAGCGCGTCGAGATCGACCGGATCGGAGAATCTTTCGAGGAAAGCGTCTAGCCAATCGCAGTCGCAAGGTAAGCTCAAACACGTAGCAGCCCTGTGGACGCTGTTAGAATTGCGGTTGCTGATGATGTAATTGAAGTAGGCGTTTTTGAGGCGGCGGATGGTGGCGAGGAGGACCAGGTCCTTGGGTCCCGCTTGCTGGATGCGGAGCCGCTCGGCCATGCCCCAGGCCTGGCCCTGACACCGGCTCAGGTTCTTGTAGTAGTCATGCATGAGCCTCTCGATGTCGTCGCCGTCGCGCGCGGCGGAGTCTTCCATGCGGGTGACCCCGACGCCCCTGAGCGGCTGCACGAGCGCCAGGTCGGCGACGACGCGCTCGGCGAGGATGGCCTGTTGCACGCGGGTGAGGGTGTCCTGGAAGTCGTCCATGTCGACGAATCGGTGGTAGGCCCCGGTGTTGATGGTGTAGGTGCAGTTGGCCATGAGCGACCAGTTGACGGTCTGCAGGCCGGGCTGCACGACCTCGGAGTACCTGAGCCGCGAGAAGGCGCGCGAGTCGAAGACATAGTCGTTGCAGGTGCGCACGAGGTACTGGTAGCCGACTAGGAAGTGCGGCGGCGGCTGGCGGTAGAGCGGCCAGCGCTGGGTGGCCGGCGCGCCCGGGGCCAGGTCCTCGAGCATGAGGCGGTGGTAGCCGTAGAGGTAGCGGGACATCCAGGTGATGCCGGCGGCGGTGGTGGAGGCGCGCGGGAACTCGCGGACGCGGTTCCAGATGTTGCGCAGCGGCAGGAAATAGTCCATGGTCGGCACGGTCTGGCCGGTGAGACGCGCGCAGTCATTGACGCTCTAGAGGCAAAAACGAAAGCGGTTGAGCGGGCTCTTCCTCCGTAGCCTGGCGGAACGCAAACGGGTTAGGCCGCGCGTGTACCCCGGTTCGAGTCCCCTCGAATCAGGCTGGAGCCGCGACTAACGTGGTATTGGCACTCCCGTCTCGACCCGAGCCCGATAGCCGCCAGGATACGGCGGAGAGCCCTTTTTGCCGGCCGAGTGGGGTCGCTAGACTTGAAAGCGGCCGAAAACCCTGCCGGGTAGTGGCTCGCGCCCGTAGTCTGGAGAAGCATCGCCAGGGTTGAGTCGCGGCAGAACCCGGTTCGAGGACGGCCGCGGCGAGCGGGACTTGGTCACCCCGCCGATTTAAAGACCCACAGCCAGCCGACTTCTCCAGTTACGGGAGCGAGCCCCCTTTTTTCTTTTTGCCAGATGCATCCCGTCCTGCGCCAAATGCGTCCCACCCCCCCGGCGACCACCGCGACTGCGGCCGTAGCGGGCGCCGGCGCTAGCCAGCCACAGCCACAGACAGAGATGGACTTGGAAGAGGGCGAAGGGCTGGCGAGACTGGGGGCGCCGTCCCCGGAGCGACACCCCCGCGTGCAGCTGCAGAAGGACGTGCGCCCGGCGTACGTGCCTGCGCAGAACCTGTTCAGGGACCGCAGCGGGGAGGAGCCCGAGGAGATGCGCGACTGCCGGTTTCGGGCGGGCAGGGAGCTGCGCGAGGGCCTGGACCGCCAGCGCGTGCTGCGCGACGAGGATTTCGAGCCGAACGAGCAGACGGGGATCAGCCCCGCGCGCGCGCACGTGGCGGCGGCCAACCTGGTGACGGCCTACGAGCAGACGGTGAAGCAGGAGCGCAACTTCCAAAAGAGTTTCAACAACCATGTGCGCACGCTGATCGCGCGCGAGGAGGTGGCCCTGGGCCTGATGCACCTGTGGGACCTGGCGGAGGCCATCGTGCAGAACCCGGACAGCAAGCCTCTGACGGCGCAGCTGTTCCTGGTGGTCCAGCACAGCAGGGACAACGAGGCGTTCAGGGAGGCGCTTCTGAACATTGCCGAGCCCGAGGGTCGCTGGCTGCTGGAGCTGATCAACATCTTGCAGAGCATCGTAGTGCAGGAGCGCAGCCTTAGCTTGGCCGAGAAGGTGGCGGCGATCAACTACTCGGTGCTGAGCCTGGGCAAGTTTTACGCGCGCAAGATTTACAAGACGCCGTATGTGCCCATAGACAAGGAGGTGAAGATAGACAGCTTTTACATGCGCATGGCGCTCAAGGTGCTGACGCTGAGCGACGACCTGGGCGTGTACCGCAACGACCGCATCCACAAGGCCGTGAGCACGAGCCGGCGGCGCGAGCTGAGCGACCGCGAGCTGATGCTGAGCCTGCGCCGGGCGCTGGTAGGGGGCGCCGCCGGCGGCGAGGAGTCCTACTTCGACATGGGGGCGGACCTGCATTGGCAGCCGAGCCGGCGCGCCTTGGAGGCCGCCTACGGTCCAGAGGACTTGGATGAGGAAGAGGAAGAGGAGGAGGATGCACCCGTTGCGGGGTACTGACGCCTCCGTGATGTGTTTTTAGATGTCCCAGCAGCAAGCCCCGGACCCCGCCATAAGGGCGGCGCTGCAAAGCCAGCCGTCCGGTCTAGCATCGGACGACTGGGAGGCCGCGATGCAACGCATCATGGCCCTGACGACCCGCAACCCCGAGTCCTTTAGACAACAGCCGCAGGCCAACAGACTCTCGGCCATTCTGGAGGCGGTGGTCCCCTCTCGGACCAACCCCACGCACGAGAAGGTGCTGGCGATCGTGAACGCGCTGGCGGAGAACAAGGCCATCCGTCCCGACGAGGCCGGGCTGGTGTACAACGCCCTGCTGGAGCGCGTGGGCCGCTACAACAGCACGAACGTGCAGTCCAACCTGGATCGGCTGGTGACGGACGTGCGCGAGGCCGTGGCGCAGCGCGAGCGGTTCAAGAACGAGGGCCTGGGCTCGCTGGTGGCGCTGAACGCCTTCCTGGCGACGCAGCCGGCGAACGTGCCGCGCGGGCAGGACGATTACACCAACTTTATAAGCGCGCTGCGGCTGATGGTGACCGAGGTGCCCCAGAGCGAGGTGTACCAGTCGGGCCCGGACTACTTTTTCCAGACTAGCAGACAGGGCCTGCAGACGGTGAACCTGAGCCAGGCTTTCAAGAACCTGCGCGGGCTGTGGGGCGTGCAGGCGCCCGTGGGCGACCGGTCGACGGTGAGCAGTTTGCTGACGCCCAACTCGCGGCTGCTGCTGCTGCTGATCGCGCCCTTCACCGACAGCGGCAGCGTGAACCGCAACTCGTACCTGGGTCACCTGCTGACGCTGTACCGCGAGGCCATAGGCCAGGCGCAGGTGGACGAGCAGACCTTCCAGGAGATCACTAGCGTGAGTCGCGCGCTGGGCCAGAACGACACCGATAGTCTGAGAGCCACCCTGAACTTCTTGCTGACCAATAGACAGCAGAAGATCCCGGCGCAGTACGCGCTGTCGGCCGAGGAGGAGAGGATCCTGAGATATGTGCAGCAGAGCGTAGGGCTGTTCCTGATGCAGGAGGGGGCCACCCCCAGCGCCGCGCTGGACATGACCGCGCGCAACATGGAACCTAGCATGTACGCCGCCAACCGGCCGTTCATCAATAAGCTGATGGACTACCTGCACCGCGCGGCGGCCATGAACACGGACTACTTTACAAACGCCATCCTGAACCCGCACTGGCTCCCGCCGCCGGGGTTCTACACGGGCGAGTACGACATGCCCGACCCCAACGACGGGTTCCTGTGGGACGACGTGGACAGCGCGGTGTTCTCCCCGACCTTGCAAAAGCGCCAGGAGGCGGTGCGCACGCCCGCGAGCGAGGGCGCGGTGGGTCGGAGCCCCTTTCCTAGCTTAGGGAGTTTGCATAGCTTGCCGGGCTCGGTGAACAGCGGCAGGGTGAGCCGGCCGCGCTTGCTGGGCGAGGACGAGTACCTGAACGACTCGCTGCTGCAGCCGCCGCGGGTCAAGAACGCCATGGCCAATAACGGGATAGAGAGTCTGGTGGACAAACTGAACCGCTGGAAGACCTACGCTCAGGACCATAGGGAGCCTGCGCCCGCGCCGCGGCGACAGCGCCACGACCGGCAGCGGGGCCTGGTGTGGGACGACGAGGACTCGGCCGACGATAGCAGCGTGTTGGACTTGGGCGGGAGCGGTGGGGCCAACCCGTTCGCGCATCTGCAGCCCAGACTGGGGCGACGGATGTTTTGAATGCAAAATAAAAACTCACCAAGGCCATAGCGTGCGTTCTCTTCCTTGTTAGAGATGAGGCGTGCGGTGGTGTCTTCCTCTCCTCCTCCCTCGTACGAGAGCGTGATGGCGCAGGCGACCCTGGAGGTTCCGTTTGTGCCTCCGCGGTATATGGCTCCTACGGAGGGCAGAAACAGCATTCGTTACTCGGAGCTGGCTCCGCTGTACGACACCACTCGCGTGTACTTGGTGGACAACAAGTCGGCGGACATCGCTTCCCTGAACTACCAAAACGACCACAGCAACTTCCTGACCACGGTGGTGCAGAACAACGATTTCACCCCCGCCGAGGCTAGCACGCAGACGATAAATTTTGACGAGCGGTCGCGGTGGGGCGGTGATCTGAAGACCATTCTGCACACCAACATGCCCAATGTGAACGAGTACATGTTCACCAGCAAGTTTAAGGCGCGGGTGATGGTGGCTAGGAAGCACCCAGATGGTGTAGACAAAGATGATTTAAGCAAGGATATCTTAGAGTATGAGTGGTTTGAGTTTACCCTGCCCGAGGGCAACTTTTCCGAGACCATGACCATAGACCTGATGAACAACGCCATCTTGGAAAACTACTTGCAAGTGGGGCGGCAAAATGGCGTGCTGGAGAGCGATATCGGAGTCAAGTTTGACAGCAGGAATTTCAAGCTGGGCTGGGACCCGGTGACCAAGCTGGTGATGCCTGGGGTCTACACCTACGAGGCCTTCCACCCGGACGTGGTGCTGCTGCCGGGCTGCGGGGTGGACTTCACCGAGAGCCGCCTGAGCAACCTCCTGGGCATTCGCAAGAAGCAACCTTTCCAAGAGGGCTTCAGAATCATGTATGAGGATCTAGAAGGGGGCAACATCCCCGCCCTGCTGGATGTGGATGCATACCTCAAAAGCAAGAATGATCTGGAAGAGGCTACCAAGAATGCGAACACAGCTGCTGCCAATGGAGGTGGTGAAATTAGGGGAGATACTTTTCTCACCACCGAACAGCTAAGAGCCGCTGGCAAGGAGCTGGTTATTAAGCCCATCAAGGAAGATGCTAGCAAGAGGAGCTATAATGTCATAGGGGATACCCATGACACCCTGTACCGAAGCTGGTACCTGTCCTATACCTACGGGGACCCCGAGAAGGGTGTGCAGTCGTGGACGCTGCTCACCACCCCGGACGTTACCTGCGGCGCGGAGCAAGTCTACTGGTCGCTGCCGGACCTCATGCAAGACCCCGTCACCTTCCGTTCTACCCAGCAAGTCAGCAACTACCCCGTGGTCGGCGCCGAGCTCATGCCCTTCCGCGCCAAGAGCTTTTACAACGACCTCGCCGTCTACTCCCAGCTCATCCGCAGCTACACCTCCCTCACCCACGTCTTCAACCGCTTCCCCGACAACCAGATCCTCTGCCGCCCGCCCGCGCCCACCATCACCACCGTCAGTGAAAACGTGCCTGCTCTCACAGATCACGGGACGCTACCGCTGCGCAGCAGTATCCGCGGAGTCCAGCGAGTGACCGTCACTGACGCCCGTCGCCGCACCTGTCCCTACGTCTACAAGGCCCTGGGCATAGTCGCGCCGCGCGTGCTTTCCAGTCGCACCTTCTAAAAAAATGTCTATTCTCATCTCGCCCAGCAATAACACCGGCTGGGGTCTTACTAGACCCAGCACCATGTACGGAGGAGCCAAGAAGCGCTCCCAGCAGCACCCCGTCCGCGTCCGCGGCCACTTCCGCGCTCCCTGGGGCGCTTACAAGCGCGGGCGGACTCCCGCCGCTGCCGCCGTGCGCACCACCGTTGACGACGTCATCGACTCGGTGGTCGCCGACGCGCGCAACTACACCCCCGCCCCCTCGACCGTGGACGCGGTCATCGACAGCGTGGTGGCCGACGCGCGCGACTATGCCAGACGCAAGAGCCGGCGGCGACGGATCGCCAGGCGCCACCGGAGCACGCCCGCTATGCGCGCCGCCCGGGCTCTGCTGCGCCGCGCCAGACGCACGGGCCGCCGGGCCATGATGCGAGCCGCGCGCCGCGCTGCCACTGCACCCACCCCCGCAGGCAGGACTCGCAGACGAGCGGCCGCCGCCGCCGCCGCGGCCATCTCTAGCATGACCAGACCCAGACGCGGAAACGTGTACTGGGTGCGAGACTCCGTCACGGGCGTGCGCGTGCCCGTGCGCACCCGTCCTCCTCGTCCCTGATCTAATGCTTGTGTCCTCCCCCGCAAGCGACGATGTCAAAGCGCAAAATCAAGGAGGAGATGCTCCAGGTCGTCGCCCCGGAGATTTACGGACCACCCCAGGCGGACCAGAAACCCCGCAAAATCAAGCGGGTTAAAAAAAAGGATGAGGTGGACGAGGGGGCAGTAGAGTTTGTGCGCGAGTTCGCTCCGCGGCGGCGCGTAAATTGGAAGGGGCGCAGGGTGCAGCGCGTGTTGCGGCCAGGCACGGCGGTGGTGTTCACGCCCGGCGAGCGATCCTCGGTCAGGAGCAAGCGTAGCTATGACGAGGTGTATGGCGACGACGACATCCTGGACCAGGCGGCGAAGCGGGCGGGCGAGTTCGCCTACGGGAAGCGGTCGCGCGAAGAGGAGCTCATCTCGTTGCCGCTGGACGAGAGCAACCCCACGCCGAGCCTGAAGCCCGTGACCCTGCAGCAGGTGCTGCCCCAGGCGGTGCTGCTGCCGAGCCGCGGGGTCAAGCGCGAGGGTGAGAACATGTACCCGACCATGCAGATCATGGTGCCCAAGCGCCGGCGCGTGGAGGATGTGCTGGACACCGTGAAAATGGATGTGGAGCCCGAGGTCAAGGTGCGCCCCATCAAGCAGGTGGCGCCGGGCCTGGGCGTGCAGACCGTGGACATTCAGATCCCCACCGACATGGATGTCGACAAAAAACCCTCGACCAGCATCGAGGTGCAGACCGACCCCTGGCTCCCAGCTTCCACCGCCACCGCCTCTACATCTACGGTTGCCACGGTCACCGAGCCTCCCAGGAGGCGAAGATGGGGCGCCGCCAGCCGGCTGATGCCCAACTACGTGTTGCATCCTTCCATCATCCCGACTCCGGGCTACCGCGGCACCCGGTACTACGCCAGCCGCAGGCGCCCAGCCAGCAAACGCCGCCGCCGCACCGTCACCCGCCGCCGTCTGGCCCCCGCCCGCGTGCGCCGCGTGACCACGCGCCGGGGCCGCTCGCTCGTTCTGCCCACCGTGCGCTACCACCCCAGCATCCTTTAATCCGTGTGCTGTGATACTGTTGCAGAGAGATGGCTCTCACTTGCCGCCTGCGCATCCCCGTCCCGAATTACCGAGGAAGATCCCGCCGCAGGAGAGGCATGGCAGGCAGCGGCCTGAACCGCCGCCGGCGGCGGGCCATGCGCAGGCGCATGAGTGGCGGGTTCCTGCCCGCGCTCATCCCCATAATCGCCGCGGCCATCGGCACGATCCCGGGCATAGCTTCCGTTGCGCTGCAGGCGTCGCAGCGCCGTTGATGTGCGAATAAAGCCTCTTTAGACTCTGACACACCTGGTCCTGTATATTTTTAGAATGGAAGACATCAATTTTGCGTCCCTGGCTCCGCGGCACGGCACGCGGCCGTTCATGGGCACCTGGAACGAGATCGGCACCAGCCAGCTGAACGGGGGCGCCTTCAATTGGAGCAGTGTCTGGAGCGGGCTTAAAAATTTCGGCTCGACGCTCCGGAACTATGGGAACAAGGCCTGGAATAGTAGCACGGGGCAGTTGTTAAGGGAAAAGCTCAAAGACCAGAACTTCCAGCAGAAGGTGGTGGACGGGCTGGCCTCGGGCATTAACGGGGTGGTGGACATCGCGAACCAGGCCGTGCAGCGCGAGATAAACAGCCGACTGGACCCGCGGCCGCCCCCGGTGGTGGAGATGGAAGATGCAACTCTTCCGCCGCCCAAGGGCGAGAAGCGGCCGCGGCCCGACGCGGAGGAGACGATCCTGCAGGTGGACGAGCCGCCCTCGTACGAGGAGGCCGTCAAGGCCGGCATGCCCACCACGCGCATCATCGCGCCGCTGGCCACGGGTGTAATGAAACCCGCCACCCTAGACTTGCCTCCACCACCCGCGCCCGCTCCACCGAAGGCAGCTCCGGTCGTGCAGGCCCCCCCGGTGGCGACCGCCGTGCGCCGCGTCCCCGCCCGCCGCCAGGCCCAGAACTGGCAGAGCACGCTGCACAGTATCGTGGGCCTGGGAGTGAAAAGTCTGAAGCGCCGCCGATGCTATTGAGAGATAGAGGACACTAAAGGGAGAGCTTAACTTGTATGTGCCTTACCGCCAGAGAACGCGCGAAGATGGCCACCCCCTCGATGATGCCGCAGTGGGCGTACATGCACATCGCCGGGCAGGACGCCTCGGAGTACCTGAGCCCGGGTCTGGTGCAGTTTGCCCGCGCCACCGACACGTACTTCAGCCTGGGCAACAAGTTTAGGAACCCCACGGTGGCCCCGACCCACGATGTGACCACGGACCGGTCCCAGCGTCTGACGCTGCGCTTCGTGCCCGTGGATCGCGAGGACACCACGTACTCGTACAAGGCGCGCTTCACTCTGGCCGTGGGCGACAACCGGGTGCTAGACATGGCCAGCACGTACTTTGACATCCGCGGCGTCCTGGACCGCGGCCCCAGCTTCAAACCCTATTCGGGCACAGCTTACAACAGCCTAGCCCCCAAGGGCGCCCCCAATTCCAGTCAGTGGGATGCTGAAGAGAAGAAAAATGGCCAAGGAAGTGAAATGGTCACTAGGACACATACTTATGGTGTAGCTTCCATGCCTGGAATTGACATTACAGACGAAGGTCTTCAAATTGGAACTGATGAGAGCAAAGAGGATGACAATGAAATTTTTGCAGACAAAACTTTCCAACCAGAACCTCAAGTGGGAGAAGAAAACTGGCAGGAAAATGAAGTATTCTATGGAGGCAGGGCTCTTAAAAAAGAAACCAAAATGAAGCCTTGCTATGGTTCATTTGCCAGACCTACTAATGAAAAGGGCGGTCAGGCTAAATTTTTAAATGGAGAAAATGGTCAACCATCTAAAGAACAAGACATAACGATGGCTTTCTTTGATAGTCCACAAGCTGATACCTCAGGTGTTGATAATAAGCCAGATATGGTCATGTATACCGAAAATGTGTACCTTGAAACACCAGACACCCATGTAGTTTATAAACCTGGCAAGGAAGATGCAAGTTCTGCCGCTAACCTCACACAGCAGTCCATGCCCAACAGGCCCAACTACATTGGTTTCAGGGACAACTTTGTGGGGCTTATGTATTACAACAGCACTGGCAACATGGGTGTGCTGGCCGGTCAGGCCTCTCAGTTGAATGCTGTGGTTGACTTGCAAGACAGAAACACCGAGCTGTCTTACCAGCTCTTGCTAGATTCTCTGGGTGACAGAACCAGATACTTTAGCATGTGGAACTCTGCGGTGGACAGCTATGATCCCGATGTCAGGATCATTGAGAATCACGGTGTGGAAGATGAACTTCCAAACTATTGCTTCCCATTGGATGGCTCTGGCAGTAGTACTACTTACCAAGGTGTGAAATATGAAAATGGAGCCGGCAATGGAACTTGGAAAGTTGATGATTCAGTTACAAGGCAGAATCAGATCGCCAAGGGCAACCTGTATGCCATGGAGATCAACCTCCAGGCCAACCTGTGGAAGAGTTTTCTGTACTCGAACGTGGCGCTGTACCTGCCCGACTCCTACAAGTACACGCCGGCCAACGTCACGCTGCCCACCAACACCAACACCTACGAGTACATGAACGGCCGCGTGGTGGCCCCATCGCTGGTGGACGCCTACATCAACATCGGCGCCCGCTGGTCGCTGGACCCCATGGACAACGTCAACCCCTTCAACCACCACCGCAACGCGGGCCTGCGCTACCGCTCCATGCTGCTGGGCAACGGCCGCTACGTGCCCTTCCACATCCAAGTGCCCCAAAAGTTCTTTGCCATCAAGAACCTGCTCCTGCTCCCCGGCTCCTACACCTACGAGTGGAACTTCCGCAAGGACGTCAACATGATCCTGCAGAGTTCCCTCGGAAACGACCTGCGCGTCGACGGCGCCTCCGTCCGCTTCGACAGCGTCAACCTCTACGCCACCTTCTTCCCCATGGCGCACAACACCGCCTCCACACTCGAGGCCATGCTGCGCAACGACACCAACGACCAGTCCTTCAACGACTACCTCTCGGCCGCCAACATGCTCTACCCCATCCCGGCCAAGGCCACCAACGTGCCCATCTCCATCCCCTCGCGCAACTGGGCCGCCTTCCGCGGCTGGAGTTTCACCCGGCTCAAGACCAAGGAAACTCCCTCCCTCGGCTCGGGTTTCGACCCCTACTTTGTATACTCGGGCTCCATCCCCTACCTTGACGGGACCTTCTACCTCAACCACACCTTCAAGAAGGTCTCCATCATGTTCGACTCCTCGGTCAGCTGGCCAGGCAACGACCGGCTGCTCACGCCGAACGAGTTCGAGATCAAGCGCAGCGTCGACGGGGAGGGCTACAACGTGGCCCAATGCAACATGACCAAGGACTGGTTCCTCGTCCAGATGCTCTCCCACTACAACATCGGTTACCAGGGCTTCCATGTGCCCGAGGGCTACAAGGACCGCATGTACTCCTTCTTCCGCAACTTCCAGCCCATGAGCAGGCAGGTGGTCGATGAGATCAACTACAAGGACTACAAGGCCGTCACCCTGCCCTTCCAGCACAACAACTCGGGCTTCACCGGCTACCTCGCGCCCACCATGCGCCAGGGGCAGCCCTACCCCGCCAACTTCCCCTACCCGCTCATCGGCTCCACCGCAGTCCCCTCCGTCACCCAGAAAAAGTTCCTCTGCGACAGGGTCATGTGGCGCATCCCCTTCTCCAGCAACTTCATGTCCATGGGCGCCCTCACCGACCTGGGTCAGAACATGCTCTACGCCAACTCGGCCCACGCGCTCGACATGACCTTCGAGGTGGACCCCATGGATGAGCCCACCCTCCTCTATCTTCTCTTTGAAGTTTTCGACGTGGTCAGAGTGCACCAGCCGCACCGCGGCGTCATCGAGGCCGTCTACCTGCGCACGCCCTTCTCCGCCGGCAACGCCACCACATAAGCATGAGCGGCTCCAGCGAAAGAGAGCTCGCGGCCATCGTGCGCGACCTGGGCTGCGGGCCCTACTTTTTGGGCACCCACGACAAGCGCTTCCCGGGCTTCCTAGCCGGCGACAAGCTGGCCTGTGCCATCGTCAACACGGCCGGCCGCGAGACCGGAGGCGTGCACTGGCTCGCCTTCGGCTGGAACCCGCGGTCGCGCACCTGCTACATGTTCGACCCCTTTGGGTTCTCGGACCGCCGGCTCAAGCAGATTTACAGCTTCGAGTACGAGGCCATGCTGCGCCGCAGCGCCCTGGCCTCCTCGCCCGACCGCTGTCTCAGCCTCGAGCAGTCCACCCAGACCGTGCAGGGGCCCGACTCCGCCGCCTGCGGACTTTTCTGTTGCATGTTCTTGCATGCCTTCGTGCACTGGCCCGACCGACCCATGGACGGAAACCCCACCATGAACTTGCTGACGGGGGTGCCCAACGGCATGCTACAATCGCCACAGGTGCTGCCCACCCTCAGGCGCAACCAGGAGGAGCTCTACCGCTTCCTCGCGCGCCACTCCCCTTACTTTCGATCCCACCGCGCCGCCATCGAACACGCCACCGCTTTTGATAAAATGAAACAACTGCGTGTATCTCAATAAACAGCACTTTATTTTACATGCACTGGAGTATATGCAAGTTATTTAAAAGTCGAAGGGGTTCTCGCGCTCGTCGTTGTGCGCCGCGCTGGGGAGGGCCACGTTGCGGTACTGGTACTTGGGATACCACTTGAACTCGGGGATCACCAGTTTGGGCACTGGGGTCTCGGGGAAGGTCTCGCTCCACATGCGCCGGCTCATCTGCAGGGCGCCCAATATGTCAGGCGCGGATATCTTGAAATCGCAGTTGGGACCGGTGCTCTGCGCGCGCGAGTTGCGGTACACGGGGTTGCAGCACTGGAACACCATCAAACTGGGGTGCTTCACACTGGCCAGCACGCTCTTGTCGCTAATCTGATCCTTGTCCAGGTCCTCGGCGTTGCTCAGGCCGAACGGAGTCATCTTGCACAGCTGGCGGCCCAGGAAGGGCACGCTGTGAGGCTTGTGGTTACACTCGCAGTGCACGGGCATCAGCATCATCCCCGCGCCGCGCTGCATATTCGGGTAGAGGGCCTTGACAAAGGCCAAGATCTGCTTGAAAGCTTGCTGGGCCTTGGCCCCCTCGCTGAAGAACAGGCCGCAGCTCTTCCCGCTGAACTGGTTATTCCCGCACCCGGCATCATGCACGCAGCAGCGCGCGTCATGGCTGGTCAGTTGCACCACGCTCCGTCCCCAGCGGTTCTGGGTCACCTTGGCCTTGCTAGGCTGCTCCTTCAACGCGCGCTGGCCGTTCTCGCTGGTCACATCCATCTCCACCACGTGGTCCTTGTGGATCATCACCGTCCCGTGCAGACACTTGAGCTGGCCTTCCACCTCGGTGCAGCCGTGATCCCACAGCGCGCAGCCGGTGCACTCCCAGTTCTTGTGCGCGATCCCGCTGTGGCTGAAGATGTAACCTTGCAACATGCGGCCCATGACGGTGCTGAACGATTTACTGGTGCTGAAGGTCAGCTGCAGGCAGCGGGCCTCCTCGTTCAGCCAGGTCTGGCACATCTTCTGGAAGATCTCGGTCTGCTCGGGCATCAGCTTGTAGGCGTCGCGCAGGCCGCTGTCGACGCGGTAGCGATCCATCAGCACGTTCATGGCATCCATGCCCTTCTCCCAGGACGAGACCAGAGGCAGACTCAGGGGGTTGCGCACGTTCAGAATACCGGGGGTCGCGGGCTCCACGATGCGTTTTCCGTCCTTGCCTTCCTTCAACAGAACCGGCGGCTGGCTGAATCCCACTCCCACGATCACGTCTTCCTGGGGCATCTCTTCGTCGGGGTCTACCTTGGTCACATGCTTGGTCTTCCGGGGTTGCTTCTTTGGCAGTTTTGGAGGGCTGTCTACGGGGACCACGTCCTCCTCGGAAGACCCGGAGCCCACCCGCTGGTACTTTCGGCGCTTGGCGGGCAGAGGCGGCGGCGGAGAGGGGCTCCTCTCCTGCTCCGGCGGATGGCGCGCCGACCCGTGGCCCCGGGGCGGAGTGGCCTCTCGCTCCATGAACCGGCGCACGTCCTGACTGCCGCCGGCCATTGTTTCCTAGGGGAAGATGGAGGAGCAGCCGCGTAAGCAGGAGCAGGAGGAGGACTTAACCACCCACGAGCAACCCAAAATCGAGCAGGACCTGGGCTTCGAAGAGCCGGCTCGTCTAGAACCCCCACAGGATGAACAGGAGCACGAGCAAGACGCAGGCCAGGAGGAGACCGACGCTGGGCTCGAGCATGGCTACCTAGAGGAGGACATGCTGCTGAAACACTTGCAGCGCCAATCCCTCATCCTCAGGGACGCCCTGGCCGACCGGAGCGAGACCCCCCTCAGCGTCGAGGAGCTAAGTAGGGCCTACGAGCTTAACCTTTTCTCGCCGCGCGTGCCCCCCAAACGCCAGCCCAACGGCACCTGCGAGCCCAACCCGCGCCTCAACTTTTACCCCGTTTTCGCGGTCCCCGAGGCCCTGGCCACCTATCACATCTTTTTCAAGAACCAAAAGATCCCCGTATCCTGTCGCGCCAACCGCACCCGCGCCGACGCGCTCCTCGCTCTGGGGCCCGGCGCGCGCATACCTGATATCGCTTCCCTGGAAGAGGTGCCCAAGATCTTCGAAGGGCTCGGTCGGGACGAGACGCGCGCGGCGAACGCTCTGAAAGAAACAGCAGAGGAAGAGGGTCAAACTAGCGCCCTGGTAGAGTTGGAAGGCGACAACGCCAGGCTGGCCGTACTCAAGCGCAGCGTCGAGCTCACCCACTTCGCCTACCCCGCCGTTAACCTCCCGCCCAAGGTCATGCGTCGCATCATGGATCAGCTCATCATGCCCCACATCGAGGCCCTCGATGAGACGCAAGAGCAGCGGCCCGAGGACGCCCAGCCCGTGGTCAGCGACGAGCAGCTCGCGCGCTGGCTCGAAAACCGCGACCCCCAGGTCCTGGAGCAGCGGCGCAAGCTCATGCTGGCCGTGGTCCTTGTTACCCTCGAGCTGGAATGCATGCGCCGCTTCTTCAGCGACCCCGACACCCTGCGCAAGGTCGAGGAGACCCTGCACTACACTTTCAGGCACGGCTTTGTCAGGCAGGCCTGCAAGATCTCCAACGTTGAGCTGACCAACCTGGTCTCCTGCCTGGGGATCCTGCACGAGAACCGCCTGGGGCAGACCGTGCTTCACTCTACCCTCAATGGAGAGGCGCGTCGGGACTACATCCGCGACTGCGTCTTTCTCTTTCTTTGCCACACCTGGCAGTCGGCCATGGGAGTGTGGCAGCAGTGTCTAGAGGACGAGAACCTGAAGGAGCTGGACAAGCTTCTTGCTAGACACCTCAAAAAGCTGTGGACGGGCTTCGACGAGCGCACCGTCGCCTCGGACCTGGCCGAAATAGTCTTCCCCGAGCGCCTGAGGCAGACGCTGAAAGGCGGGCTGCCCGACTTCATGAGCCAAAGCATGTTGCAAAACTACCGCACTTTCATTCTCGAGCGATCGGGGATCCTGCCCGCCACCTGCAACGCCTTCCCCTCCGACTTTGTCCCGCTGAGCTACCGCGAGTGTCCCCCGCCGCTGTGGAGCCACTGCTACCTCTTGCAGCTGGCCAACTACATCGCCCACCACTCGGATGTGATCGAGGACGTGAGCGGCGAGGGGCTGCTAGAGTGCCACTGCCGCTGCAACCTGTGCTCCCCGCACCGCTCCCTGGTCTGCAACCCACAGCTCCTCAGCGAGACCCAGGTCATCGGTACCTTCGAGCTGCAAGGTCCGGAGAAGTCCACCGCTCCGCTGAAACTCACGCCGGGGTTGTGGACTTCCGCGTACCTGCGCAAATTTGTACCCGCTGACTACCACGCCCATGAGATAAAGTTCTTCGAGGACCAATCGCGTCCGCAGCACGCGGATCTCACGGCCTGCGTCATCACCCAGGGCGCGATCCTCGCCCAATTGCACGCCATCCAAAAATCCCGCCAAGAGTTTCTTCTGAAAAAGGGTAGAGGGGTCTACCTGGACCCCCAGACGGGCGAGGTGCTCAACCCGGGTCTCCCCCAGCATGCCGAGGAAGAAGCAGGAGCCGCTAGTGGAGGAGATGGAAGAAGAATGGGACAGCCAGGCAGAGGAGGACGAATGGGAGGAGGAGACAGAGGAGGAAGAATTGGAAGAGGTGGAAGAGGAGCAGGCAACAGAGCAGCCCGTCGCCGCACCATCCGCGCCGGCAGCCCCGGCGGTCACGGATACAACCTCCGCTCCGGTCAAGCCTCCTCGTAGATGGGATCGAGTGAAGGGTGACGGTAAGCACGAGCGGCAGGGCTACCGATCATGGAGGACCCACAAAGCCGCGATCATCGCCTGCTTGCAAGACTGCGGGGGGAACATCGCTTTCGCCCGCCGCTACCTGCTCTTCCACCGCGGGGTGAACATCCCCCGCAACGTGTTGCATTACTACCGTCACCTTCACAGCTAAGAAAAAGCAAGTAAGAGGAGTCGCCGGAGGAGGAGGCCTGAGGATCGCGGCGAACGAGCCCTCGACCACCAGGGAGCTGAGGAACCGGATCTTCCCCACTCTTTATGCCATTTTTCAGCAGAGTCGAGGTCAGCAGCAAGAGCTCAAAGTAAAAAATCGGTCTCTGCGCTCGCTCACCCGCAGTTGCTTGTACCACAAAAACGAAGATCAGCTGCAGCGCACTCTCGAAGACGCCGAGGCTCTGTTCCACAAGTACTGCGCGCTCACTCTTAAAGACTAAGGCGCGCCCACCCGGAAAAAAGGCGGGAATTACCTCATCGCCACCATGAGCAAGGAGATTCCCACCCCTTACATGTGGAGCTATCAGCCCCAAATGGGCCTGGCCGCGGGCGCCTCCCAGGACTACTCCACCCGCATGAACTGGCTCAGTGCCGGCCCCTCGATGATCTCACGGGTCAACGGGGTCCGCAGTCATCGAAACCAGATATTGTTGGAGCAGGCGGCGGTCACCTCCACGCCCAGGGCAAAGCTCAACCCGCGTAATTGGCCCTCCACCCTGGTGTATCAGGAAATCCCCGGGCCGACTACCGTACTACTTCCGCGTGACGCACTGGCCGAAGTCCGCATGACTAACTCAGGTGTCCAGCTGGCTGGCGGCGCTTCCCGGTGCCCGCTCCGCCCACAATCGGGTATAAAAACCCTGGTGATCCGAGGCAGAGGCACACAGCTCAACGACGAGTTGGTGAGCTCTTCGATCGGTCTGCGACCGGACGGAGTGTTCCAACTAGCCGGAGCCGGGAGATCCTCCTTCACTCCCAACCAGGCCTACCTGACCTTGCAGAGCAGCTCTTCGGAGCCTCGCTCCGGAGGCATCGGAACCCTCCAGTTCGTGGAGGAGTTTGTGCCCTCGGTCTACTTCAACCCCTTCTCGGGATCGCCAGGCCTCTACCCGGACGAGTTCATACCGAACTTCGACGCAGTGAGAGAAGCGGTGGACGGCTACGACTGAATGTCCCATGGTGACTCGGCTGAGCTCGCTCGGTTGAGGCATCTGGACCACTGCCGCCGCCTGCGCTGCTTCGCCCGGGAGAGCTGCGGACTCATCTACTTTGAGTTTCCCGAGGAGCACCCCAACGGCCCTGCACACGGAGTGCGGATCACCGTAGAGGGCACCACCGAGTCTCACCTGGTCAGGTTCTTCAGCCAGCAACCCTTCCTGGTCGAGCGGGACCGGGGCGCCACCACCTACACCGTCTACTGCATCTGTCCTACCCCGAAGTTGCATGAAAATTTTTGTTGTACTCTGTGCGCTGAGTTTAATAAAAGCTAAACTCTTGCAATACTCTGGACCTTGTCATCGTCAACTCAACGAGACCGTCTATCTCACCAACCAGACTGAGGTAAAACTCACCTGCAGACCACACAAGACCTATATCATCTGGTTCTTCGAGAACACCTCATTTGCAGTATCCAACACTCACTGCAACGACGGTGTTGAACTTCCCAACAACCTTTCCAGTGGACTGAGTTACGATACACGTAGAGCTAAGCTCATCCTCTACAATCCTTTCATAGAGGGAACCTACCAGTGCCTGAGTGGACCTTGCTTCCACAGTTTCACTTTGGTGAACGTTACCGGCAGCAGCACAGCCGCTCCAGAAACATCTAACCTTCTTTCTGATACTAACACTCCTAAAACCGGAGGTGAGCTCTGGGTTCCCTCTCTGACAGAGGGAGGGACACATACTGAAGTGGTTGGGTATTTGATTTTAGGGGCGGTCCTGGGTGGGTGCATAGCGGTGCTGTATCAACTTCCTTGCTGGGTCGAAATCAGAATCTTTATCTGCTGGGTCAGACATTGTGGGGAGGAACCATGAAGGGGCTCTTGCTGATTATCCTTTCCCTGGTGGGGGGCGTGCTGTCATGCCACGAACAGCCACAATGTAACATCACCACAGGCAATCATATGAGCAGAGAGTGCACTGTAGTCATCAAATGCGAGCACGACTGCCCACTAAACATTACATTCAAGAATAACACCATGGGAAATGTATGGGTGGGTTTCTGGGAACCAGGAGATGAGCAGAACTACACGGTCACTGTCCATGGTAGCGATGGAAATCACACTTTCGGTTTCAAATTCATTTTTGAAGTCATGTGTGATATCACACTGCATGTGGCTAGACTTCATGGCTTGTGGCCCCCTACCAAGGAGAACATGATTGGGTTTTCTTTGGCTTTTGTGATCATGGCCTGTGGAATGTCAGGTCTGCTGGTAGGGGCTCTAATGTGGTTCCTGAGGCACAAGCCCAGGTACGGAAATCTGGAAAAGGAAAAATTGCTATAAATGTTTTTCTTTCCACAGCATCATGAATACAGTGATCCGTATCGTGCTGCTCTCTCTTCTTGTAGCTTTTAGTCAGGCAGGATTTCATACTATCAATGCTACGTGGTGGTCTAATGTAACTTTAGTGGGACCCTCAGATATTCCAGTCACATGGTATGATAGTACTGGATTACAATTTTGTGATGGAAGTACAGTTAAGAATCCACAAATCAGACATAGTTGTAATGAACAAAACTTAACTCTAATTCATGTGAACAAAACCCATGAAAGAACATACATGGGCTATAATAAGCAGAGTACTCATAAGGAAGACTATAAAGTCACAGTTATACCGCCTCCTCCTGTTACTGTAAAGCCACAGCCAGATCCAGTGTATGTAAATGTTAATATGGGAGAGAACAAAACTTTAGTTGGGCCTCCAGGAACTCCAGTTACTTGGTTTAATCAGGATGGATTACAATTCTGCATTGGGGATAAAGTTCTTCATCCAGAATTCAACCACACCTGTGACATGCAAAATCTTACACTGTTGTTTATAAATCTTACGCATGATGGGGCTTATCTTGGCTATAATCACCAGGGAACACAAAGAACTTGGTATGAGGTTGTAGTGTCAGATGGTTTTCCAAAATCAGGAGAGATGAAAATCGAAGAACAAAAAGAAACTGTGCAAAAACAGAGTGAGCAGAAACAGAATGAGCAGAAACAGAATGAGCAGAAACAGGGTGTTCAGAAACATGGAGGGCAAAAAGAGACAAGTCAAAAGAAAGCTAATGACAAACAGAAGCCATCACACAGGAGACCGTCAAAACTAAAGCCAAACACACCTGACACAAAACTGATTACAGTCTCTAGTGGCTCTAACTTAACTTTAGTTGGTCCAGATGGAAAGGTCACTTGGTATGATGATGATTTAAAAAGACCATGTGAGTCTGGATATAAGTTAGAATGTAAGTGTGACATTCAAAACTTAACTCTTATCAATGTAACTAAACTTTATGAAGGAGTTTATTATGGCTTTAATGACAAAAACGAAAACAAAAGATACAGAGTAAAAGTAAACACTACTAATTCTCAAAGTGTAAAAATTCAGCCGTATAGCAGACAAACTACTCCTGATAATAATCACAGATTTGAATTGCAAATTGATTCTGATCAAGACAATAACAAAATTCCATCAACCACTGTGGCAATCGTGGTGGGAGTGATTTCGGGCTTCATAACTCTGATCATTATAATTCTGTGCTACATCTGCTGCCGCAAGCGTCCCAGGACATACAATCAAATGGTAGACCCACTACTCAGCTTCTCTTACTGAAACTCAGTCACTCTCATTTCAGAACCATGAAGGCTTTCACAGCTTGCGTTCTGATTAGCCTAGTCACACTTAGTTTAGCTGCTAAAAATCAGTATCATGCTTATAATGTTACCAGAGATGGATACATCACATTAAATGTGACAATAAGTAATACTACATGGACAAGATATCATAATGATGGAAAAGATAATGGATGGATGAAAATTTGTACATGGCATGACCCATCGTACAAATGTCACACTAATGGTAGCATTAGTATTCATGCCTTCAATATTACTTCTGGTCGTTACAAAGCAGAGAGTTTTACCAATTGGCACATCTACTATGGAAATTATAAGCATGAAGTTCATATATTTAACTTGACAATAATTGAACACCCTACATCAAAAGCTCCCACCACTGCTAATACGGCAACATCAACCACACAGCCTACTACTAGTGAAACAACCACACAGTCAACTACTAGGGAGACAACACAGCCAACCACTTTGCCCACCACACATCCAACAACCACAGTCAGTACAACTATTGAGACCACTACTCAAACTACACAGCTAGACACTACAGTGCAGAATAGTACTGTATTAATCAGATTTTTGTTGAGGGAGGAAAGTACTACTGAACAGACAGAGGCTACCTCAAGCGCCTTCAGCAGCACTGCAAATTTAACTTCGCTTGCTTCAGTCAATGAAACCGGAATATCATTGATGCATGGCCAGCCTTACTCAGGTTTGGATATTCAAATTACTTTTCTGGTTGTCTGTGGGATCTTTATTCTTGTGGTTCTTCTGTACTTTGTCTGCTGCAAAGCCAGAGAGAAATCTAGTAGGCCCATCTACAGGCCAGTGATCGGGGAGCCTCAGCCACTCCAAGTGGAAGGGGGACTAAGGAATCTTCTCTTCTCTTTTTCAGTATGGTGATCAGCCATGATTCCTAGGTTCTTCCTATTTAACATCCTCTTCTGTCTCTTCAACATCTGCGCTGCCTTCGCGGCCGTCTCGCACGCCTCGCCCGACTGTCTCGGGCCCTTCCCCACCTACCTCCTCTTTGCCCTGCTCACCTGCACCTGCGTCTGCAGCATTGTCTGCCTGGTCGTCACCTTCCTGCAGCTCATCGACTGGTGCTGCGCGCGCTACAATTACCTACACCACAGTCCCGAATACAGGGACGAGAACGTAGCCAGAATCTTAAGGCTCATATGACCATGCAGACTCTGCTCATACTGCTATCCCTCCTATCCCTCGCCGCTTCTGATGATTACTCTAAATGCAAATTTGCGGACATATGGAATTTCTTAGACTGCTATCAGGAGAAAATGGATATGCCCTCCTATTACTTGGTGATTGTGGGAATAGTCATGGTCTGCTCCTGCACTTTCTTTGCCATCATGATCTACCCCTGTTTTGATCTCGGCTGGAACTCTGTTGAGGCATTCACATACACACTAGAGAACAGTTCACTAGCCTCCACGCCACCACCCACACCGCCTCTCCACAGAAATCAGTTCCCCCTGATTCAGTACTTAGAAGAGCCCCCTCCCCGGCCCCCTTCCACTGTTAGCTACTTTCACATAACCGGCGGCGATGACTGACCACCACCTGGACCTCGAGATGGACGGCCAGGCCTCCGAGCAGCGCATCCTGCAACTGCGCGTCCGTCAGCAGCAGGAGCGAGCCGCCAAGGAGCTCCTCGATGCCATCAACATCCACCAGTGCAAGAAAGGCATCTTCTGCCTGGTCAAACAGGCAAAGATCACCTACGAGCTCGTGTCCGGCGGCAAGCAGCATCGCCTCGCCTATGAGCTGCCCCAGCAGAAGCAGAAGTTCACCTGCATGGTGGGCGTCAACCCCATAGTCATCACCCAGCAGTCGGGCGAGACCAGCGGCTGCATCCACTGCTCCTGCGAAAGCCCCGAGTGCATCTACTCCCTCCTCAAGACCCTTTGCGGACTCCGCGACCTCCTCCCCATGAACTGATTGATTAAAGCCCAGAAACCAATCAAACCCCCATTCCCCATCCCCCAAATAAACAATCATTGGAAATAATCATTCAATAAAGATCACTTACTTGAAATCTGAAAGTATGTCTCTGGTGTAGTTGTTCAGCAGCACCTCGGTCCCCTCCTCCCAGCTCTGGTACTCCAGTCCCCGGCGGGCGGCGAACTTCCTCCACACCTTGAAAGGGATGTCAAATTCCTGGTCCACAATTTTCATTGTCTTCCCTCTCAGATGGCAAAGAGGCTCCGGGTGGAAGATGACTTCAACCCCGTCTACCCCTATGGCTACGCGCGGAATCAGAATATCCCCTTCCTCACTCCCCCCTTTGTTTCCTCCGATGGATTCAAAAACTTCCCCCCTGGAGTCCTGTCACTCAAACTGGCTGACCCAATAGCCATCGTCAATGGGGATGTCTCACTCAAGGTGGGAGGGGGACTCACTTTGCAAGATGGAAGCCTGACTGTAGACCCTAAGGCTCCATTACAAGTAACAAATGATAAAAAACTCGAACTTGCTTATGGAGATCCATTTGAAGTTACTGACAATAAACTTGCTTTAAAAGTAGGTCATGGATTAAAAGTATTAGATGAGAAAAGTGCTGGAGGATTGAAAGATTTAATTGGCAAACTTGTGGTTTTAACAGGAAAAGGAATAGGCGTTGAAAATTTGGAGAATTCCGATGGTAGCAGCAGAGGAATTGGTATAAATGTAAGAGCGAGAGGAGGATTGACATTTGATAATGATGGATTCTTGGTAGCATGGAACCCAAAGTATGACACGCGCACACTTTGGACAACGCCAGACACATCTCCTAATTGCATGATTGATAAGGAGAAGGATTCAAAACTCACTTTGGTACTTACAAAGTGTGGAAGTCAAATATTAGCTAATGTGTCTTTGATTGTAGTATCAGGAAAATATCAATACATAGACCATGCTACAAATCCAACTCTTAAATCATTTAAAATAAAACTTCTTTTTGATGATAAAGGTGTACTTCTTCCAAGTTCAAACCTTGATTCCACATATTGGAACTTTAGAAGTGACAATTCAACTGTATCTGAAGCATATAAAAATGCAGTTGAATTTATGCCCAATTTGGTAGCCTATCCAAAACCTACCACTGGCTCTAAAAAATATGCAAGGGATATAGTCTATGGAAACATATACCTTGGAGGTTTGCCATATCAGCCAGTTGTAATTAAGGTTACTTTTAATGAAGAAGCGGATAGTGCTTACTCTATGACATTTGAATTTGTATGGAGTAAAGAATATTCCAAGGTTGAATTTGAAACAACTTCATTTACCTTCTCCTATATCGCCCAAGAATGAAAGACCAATAAACGTGTTTTTCATTTGAAAATTTTCATGTATCTTTATTGATTTTTACACCAGCACGGGTAGTCAGTCTCCCACCACCAGCCCATTTCACAGTGTACACGGTTCTTTCAGCACGGGTGGCCTTAAATAGGGGAATGTTCTGATTAGTGCGGGAACTGGTTTTAGTGTCTATAAGCCATACAGTTTCCTGGCGAGCCAAACGGGGGTCGGTGATTGAGATGAAGCCGTCCTCTGAAAAGTCTTCCAAGCGGGGCTCACAGTCCAAGGTCACAGTCTGGTGGAATGAGAAGAACGCACAGATTCATACTCGGAAAACAGGATGGGTCTGTGCCTCTCCATCAGCGCCCTCAACAGTCTCTGCCGCCGGGGCTCGGTGCGGCTGCTGCAGATGGGATCGGGATCACAAGTCTCTCTGACTATGATCCCCACAGCCTTCAGCATCAGTCTCCTGGTGCGACGGGCACAGCACCGCATCCTGATCTCTGCCAGGTTTTCACAGTAAGTGCAGCACATAATCACCATGTTATTCAGCAGCCCATAATTAAGAGCGCTCCAGCCAAAGCTCATGTTGGGGATGATGGAACCCACGTGACCATCGTACCATATGCGGCAGTATATCAGGTGCCTCCCCCTCATGAACACACTGCCCATGTACATGATCTCTTTGGGCATATTTCTGTTCACAATCTGGCGGTACCAGGGAAAGCGCTGGTTGAACATGCACCCGTAAATGACTCTCCTGAACCACACGGCCAGCAGGACACCTCCCGCCCGGCACTGCAGGGAGCCCGGGGATGAGCAGTGACAATGCAGGATCCAGCGCTCGTACCCGCTCACCATCTGGGCCCTCACCAGGTCCAGGGTAGCGGGGCACAGGCACACTGACATACATCTTTTTAAAATTTTTATTTCCTCTGGGGTCAGGATCATATCCCAGGGGACTGGAAACTCTTGGAGCAGGGTAAAGCCAGCAGCACATGGTAATCCACGGACAGAACTTACATTATGATAATCTGCATGATCACAATCGGGCAACAGAGGGTGTTGTTCAGTCAATGAGGCCCTGGTCTCCTCATCAGATCGTGGTAAACGGGCCCTGCGATATGGATGATGGCGTAGCAAGCTCGACTGTTCCTCGGTTTGCATTGTAGTGGATTCTCTTGCGTACCTTGTCGTACTTCTGCCAGCAGAAATGGGCCCTTGAACAGCAGATACCTCTCCTTCTCCTGTCTTTCCGCTGCTGACGTTCAGTCATCCAACTGAAGTACAGCCATTCCCGCAGGTTCTCCAGCAGCTCCTCGGCCTCTGATGAAACAAAAAACCCGTCCATGCGAATTCCCCTCATCACATCAGCCAGGACTCTGTAGGCCATCCCAATCCAGTTAATGCAGCCTGGTCTATCATTCAGAGGAGGTGGGGGAAGAACTGGAAGAACCATTTTTATTCCAAACGGTCTCGAAGGACGATAAAGTGCAAGTCACGCAGGTGACAGCGTTCCCCGCCGCTGTGCTGGTGGAAACAGACAGCCAGGTCAAAACCAACTCTATTTTCAAGATGCTCGATTGTGGCTTCGAGCAGTGGCTCTATGCGTACATCCAGCATTAAAATCACATTAAAGGCTGGCCCGCCATCGATTTCATCGATCATCAGGTTACACTCGTTCACCATCCCCAGGTAATTTTCATTTTTCCAGCCTTGGATTATTTCTACAAATTGTTGGTGTAAGTCCACTCCGCACATGTGGAAAAGCTCCCACAGCGCCCCCTCCACCTTCATAACCAGGCAGACCTTCATATTAGAAACAGATCCTGCTGCTCCACCACCTGCAGCGTGTTCAAAATAGGAATATTTAATGAGGTTCTGCCCTCTGCCCTCAGCTCGCGCCTCAGCGTCAGCTGTAAAAAGTCATTCAAGTCCTCAGACACCACAGCTGCCAACTCTGAGCCAGGGCTAAGCGTGGGACTGGCAAGCGTGAGGGAATATCTCAGTGCTCCATAATTAGCCCCCAAAAACTGCATGCTGGAATAAGCTCTCTTTGTGTCTCCGGTGATGCCTTCCAATAGGTGAGTGACAAAGCGAGGTAGCTCTTTTCTAATCATTGAAGTAATGGAAAAATCCTCTAAATAGTTGACTAAAACCCCGGGTACCACAATGTGGTAGCTGACACCGTGGCGCTCAAGCATGGTTAGTAGAGATGAGAGTCTGAAAAACAGAAAGCATGCACTAAACCAGAGTGGCCAGTCTCACTGAAGGAAAAATCACTCTCTCCAGCAGCAGGGTGCCCACTGGGTGGCCCTCGCGGACATACAAAAATCGGTCCGTGTGGTTAAAGAGCAGCACAGAGAGATCATGTCTTCTCCCGGCAAATATCACATCGGACTGGGTTAGTATGCCCCTGGCATGGTAGTCATTCAAGGCCATAAATCTGCCCTGATATCCAGTAGGAACCAGCACACTCACTCTGAGGTGAAGCAATATCACCCCATGCGGAGGAATGTGGAAAGATTCGGGGCAAAAGAAGGTATATCTATTGCTAGCCCCTTCCTGGACGGGAGCGATCCCTCCAGGGCTATCTATAAAAGCATACAGAGATTCAGCCATAGCTCAGCCCGCTTACCAGTAGACAGAGAGCACAGCAGTACAAGCGCCAACAGCAGCGACTGACTACCCACTAACCCAGCTCCCTATTTAAAGGCACCTTACACTGACGTAATGACCAAAGGTCTAAAAACCCCGCCAAAAAAAAACACACACGCCCTGGGTGTTTTTTCGCGAAAACACTTCCGCGTTCTCACTTCCTCGTATCGATTTCGTGACTCAACTTCCGGGTTCCCACGTTACGTCACTTCTGCCCTTACATGTGGCTCCGCCGTAGGCCGCCATCTTGCCCTCGTCCAAAATGGCTTCCATGTCCGGCCACGCCTCCGCGCCGACCGTTGACGTCGTGCGTCGTGACGTCATTTGCATCGCCGCTTCTCGGCCAATCAGCGTTGGCTCCGCCCCAAAACCGTTAAAATTCAAAAGCTCATTTGCATATTAACTTTTGTTTACTTTGTGGGGTATATTATTGATGATG